TCGTTCAATAATCTTCTCTACGGCCGACTTGTTGTATTCTCCATAGACAAAGAGGTCAGGGATGAAGTTTCTGTAGTGGCCGTTGCCTTCTTCCGTTCCTGACATGGCGATACCAGCAGGAAGGTGCTTCTTGTGCCAGAGTATGTCCGTCACAAGACTCGTCTTGCCCGTCCCGCGCTTCCCGATGAATATACAGACCTTGTCGTCCGCCATTGTCCTGGGGTCGAATCTCCGCAACTGAATATTCATTCCTGAGAGTTGGGGATATATTTGACGACACTTCAGAGCGCGGGCCGAACTCCCTGAAAAGGGCGCTACTCGCCCTTTCTTTTTTTCAAGGAACTTAATAGAATGAGTGCTGGCGAGGTACAACTCGCCGCTCTCGGAATGCAAGACGTGTATCTGACAGGAACCCCGCATGTTACATATTTCAAGGGGGTTTACAGGCGGCACACGCCATTCGCTGTCCAGTCGTTCAATATTCCTTTTCAGAACCAGACAGTCACATGGGGAAGCCAGGCCATCTGCCGTATCCCTTTCAAAGGGGACATGATTCAATCGACAACTTTGTCTGTTACAATGCCTCAACTGTTCCCTGGTTCTATAAATTTTCAGTGGAATCAACCGGTCCAAAGCATGAGTCCTCAACCTTATCTCATTATAAATCCGTCTGGAACGACGGCCTCAGTTCTCTCTACTACACCTGGCTTTCAAGAGAATTTTGTCCTCCCATCGCTCCCATGGTTAGGGGCTGCTCTCTCGCCATATGTTTCATATAGTTCGTTATATACCAATTTTACACTCGACCCTTCCGTCAAGAGCGTGGCTATATATTCAAATCATATTTATACCGTGGGTGTTTTCTGGGGTCTCGATCCAAACGCCTTCACGAGTACAGGAACTTTGAACGGTATTCCAGCAACTTATTGGAGTTTTAATGCTGGAGGGTTGACAAATTTTACAGTCCTGCAGTCGGGATGGATTCCTTATAATACTGGTATCATCAACAGATCAAGCTCACTTTTATTCGTTGCGCCCACATCCTCTATGGGAGTCGGAACGCCGGTCATTTTCCCGACCACGGGGCCTCTTGCCCAGTTCACCGTGCCAACATATATTCAATTTCAAAATTTTTCAAATGTTATTGGGGTGAGCTCTTCAATTTCTTACACAAAATCTGGTGGAAACCTCCAGTTTGCATACCCGGGTGCATATTCAGTGATGATAACGCCATCAGGTCTAGGAGCCCCGACTCGCATAGGGATCGGTCACACATCACAGGACGCCCGTCCAGTCTCTGGATACACATACGATTATGTATATACTTATAACGTTCAGTTTACGGGCCAGAACGCTCGGGCCGTCTTGATGTTCAATGTAACGGATATCACTCAGTACTATTTTGTTGATTTTGAGGGGGCCACGGCCGGATCGAACTTCACGGCCGATGCGGAAGTTATCGTCGAGACAATGTACGACTTGTGGTCAGTCGGCTCGAACGCATCTATACTAAATAATACACTGCCATTATCAAATCTCGCATGGAACGGAACCAACCAGCAGATTACACCGAATAACTTAAGTAACACATTTAGTTTCGCAAGTTCTGGACTCTATAACATCTATGGGTCTCTTTCTGTAAATTCTGCAAATACAGTCAGCTCTGTGTCTCTTGTGGAACAGCAAATCACTGGATTCAACCAGTTTGGCAAGTCAAATGTAGTATCCCAGTGGAACAGCCCCCAGGCGTCTAGTCCGACAGTGAACTTTGCTTTGCCGGTCCAAGTATTAAATCCCACAAAAAATAATTATTCTATAGTTGTTTCTACAAACGATACAAATGCTCTGGGGAACGCCATCGCACCATCCTCTTTTACTGTAGAATACTTCGGGGTCGTTACTACCCCAGCAACTCCACAACAGACCGATTTTAGGCAAAACGGCCTCCTTGTCCGAGCAAGCAACTCGGCCTGCACGAACTACAAATTGAGCACATCAAATATAAATCTTTTTTCAACTTCTAATGTTTTTGGAAATTCATATCACATATCAGTGACGCCCGGCGGGAATCTGAGTTTTAGTAACGTCTCGCAGTACAGGCTCGAGGCATATGTCGAGACATCAAATGCGTACATGTCTAATGTGACTGTATGGTCCGCTCAGAATGACGCGACGCTCGCATCTTCCCTCCTCCCGGGGAATTCCGCACAGGCGGCCCTTGTCTCTTCGAGGTCTGTTCCTGTAGGAATGTACAGTGGATATACAGTTGATATGGTTATACCTGCCCTTCTTTCAAATACCTACCAGATCCGCGTCGGCTTTTCTAATGCCGAAACAGCACAACAGTATACAAATGTAACTGCGAATACATACTTTACAGTCTTTGGAACAACGCTTCCCGGCTCGGCACCAGTGTATTCTTATGTAGATTCTGTCGGGACCTATATGATTCGGAATGCAGAACTCAGGATGGGCGGGCAGTCTATTCAAACCTTGACTGGAGAAATGATTGAAATATATAATGATTTATTTGTTTCTCAAGAAAACCAGCCGGGGCTGACTCTCCTGACGGGTAAAAAAGATACTTCAATAATTTACAATCCAAGAACTTATTACATTAATTTGCCATTCTTCTTTTACGGTTCGGCCGAACTCTCTTTGCCTATCTGTGCTCTTGGCCTTCAAGATCTCGAGGTATGGGTGACTTTCAACGATTTCCAGAGTCTGCTCGCTCCAGGGACTGTCCTACCTACTCCTTCTACAGTGACTGCATCCATAGTCGTGGATTATGCGTACCTGTCAAACCCGGAGATTGAGTGGTTCCAGAAACATCGCCAGGACTATATCATCCGACAGAACCAGTACGATACGTTTAGACTGGGAGCAAGTCTCACCTTTCAAATGGACTTTCGGGGTCCTGTCCGAGAGCTCTATTTTGTAATACAGGATGTCTCGGACCCTCCGTATGTCTATGAGACGGACACGGGCCTTGGCGTGGCGATCACATTTAACGGGGAAGACTATGTAGACTCGAGTACTATGGACTACAACTTTACGAGATTTATAGGACCAATAGAAAAGTATGCCCGCCAGCCCGACAGAATCTTGCACGTCATCCCTCTCTGCAGGAACCCGCTCAACCCCAGGCCGACTGGTTCGGTGAATATGGACCGTATTTATCAAAAGAATATTCAGTTTACTCTGCCTAATCTCACCTCTCTGGCGACCAAGACTCTCCGCCTCAATGCCGTAATCTACAATATTCTTCGTGTTGAAAATGGGTTGGCCGGAATTATGTACCAGTAATAGTAGATGGCCGGACGGCAGCTCTTGACACAGCTTGGCCAGGCTGATATCATATTATCTGGTCAGCCAGAGATTACATTCTTCAAGGAGGGGTACGCAGCCCAAGGCTTGTTCGCAAGTCGAGTCATAGATGTTCCTTTCAAGAACACCCCTTCATTTGGTTACGAGGTCGAAACAGAGATTCCGCTCAACGGCGATCTAATGACGGCCATGTACCTAGCCTTCACATTCCAGACCTCGTTGCCTGGTATCGGATTCTTTCCACAGGCCGGTATAAACATGATTAATTTTGTAGAACTTTACTCAGGGACAGAACTTATAGAGAGACTCTGGGGAGAGTACATAGGTGTGCTCAACGAGTGCCAGATCCCGACCAGCAAGCAGGGCGCCCTCGCAAGCATACTTGGCGGCGGGACTCCCGGGTCTCCATTCATTCCTACGAGTTACCCATTCAAGTTTACGGTCCCACTGCCTTTCCAGTGTTTGAAAAAAGGCCTCCCTCTCGTGCCCCATATGAACTTCCGGGTTTCCCTCAATGAAACAAGCTCCTTCTTAACGGGACCAGTGATCCCAAACTCAGTTCCAAACATGCAATTTAATTTTTATACAGAATTTGTCGTCTTGAGTGAGGCTGAAAAAAACTTTATCAAAAACAGAGGTCCGACACTGTACCTCGGAGAGAGCGTTGAAAGGGCCCTGTTCACCGTCACGAACCAGAGCGCGAATGTTCGATGCGTGACTCAGTTCCTCCATCCCGTCAAGGAACTCTTTTTCACAGTCAGAAA